CATCCTAACTCACGGTGGTCATTTTGCGACTTTTTTTGAAGACAACATCAGGATGCTTCCGGTGTTCTTCGGAAGCAATCAGGGTCTTATTCTTCTTGATGAGGGTGATGAGATGTTCAATTCAAAAGAAACTGCGAACTTTGCCAGAAATTATCCTGACATGATCATTGAGATGTTTGAAGGTGGTTCGCATCAATTTGATCATATGAAAGAATCAATTGGTATCATAGAAAACTTCTATCAGTATATTAAACCTAATCATGGATTAACAAATGACTGATTTACATCAATACAAAAAACTAACCGATATTGAGCATGTTCGTCATCGTTCTGGTATGTATCTTGGGTCAACAGTCAATACCACTGTTCAAACATATCTACCTATCGACGAGAAGATGGTTCTGTCAGAGGTTACATATTCACCTGCGTTGATCAAAATGTTTGATGAGATTGTTTCTAATGCAGTTGATGAGCACATTCGTTCTGGTAATGTAACTAAGATTTTTGTCACGGTTGATGAACTTCTTGGTTCAATTACTATTGAGGATAATGGTGGCATTCCTGTCAAGAAACACCCGGAATTCAAAGAGTGGATTCCAACCATGATTTTTGGTGAGCTTCGTACTGGGTCTAATTTTGACGACTCTAACCGCACTGGATCTGGATTAAACGGAATTGGCGCGAAGCTAACTAGTATCTTTTCTACTGAATTTACCGTTGAAACATGTGATGGGTCAAAGCAGTTCAGTCAGACATTCTATGACGGTCTAAACAAACGTAATGATCCGGTGATTGTTGACGGTACAAAGAAAGGTACTAAGATAACATTCTATCCAGATTTTAAAGCATTGAACTGTGATATGACAGTTGACAATGTCTGGAAGATCAAGAAGCGTGTCTATGATGTCGCTGGCTGTAATCCAAAGATCAAGGTGTATTACAATGGCGATTTGATTAAGATTTCTAAGTTTATCGACTATGTTGGTATGTATTGTAATCCAGAGACTGTTGTTGATTATCAGTGTGACAACTGGCATATCGCTGTTGCACCAAATAACGACGATACGTTCAAACACATATCATTTGTGAATGGTGTTGACACGTTCAATGGTGGGTCTCACATCGACTATATATCGAATCAAGTAACCAACTATCTCAGAGAATATATCAACAAGAAACATAAGGTTGATATCAAACCTAACAATATCAAACAACAACTCATGTTGTTCATCAATTGTACAGTTAATGCACCAATTTTTACGTCACAGACAAAAGAATATATGAGTCTTGACGTGAAGGACTATGGCACTGAATGTGTTCTTCCTGAAAAGTTCATGAAGCGATTAATTGAATCAGATGTCTTGCAGCGAGTTCTTGATTGGGTCGAAGCTGAGCAACGACGAAAAGAGTTAGCTGAGCTTCGTAAATTGACTAAACAGACTCAGAACACTAACTACCTCAAGAAGATTGTCAAATTCGACGACGCGTCATCCAAGAATAGACAAGATTGCTCTATTTTTCTCACAGAGGGTGATAGTGCCGCAAAATCTATTCTCTCGTCACGCGATCCTAATCTAATTGGTGTGTTTCCACTCAAAGGTAAACCTCTAAATGTCAGAGACATTAAGGTATCAAAGTTGACATCAAACGAAGAGTTTGCCAACATCATGGCTATTATCGGGTTGAAACTTGGTCATGATGATCTGAGTATCAAAGATCTTAGATTTGGTAAACTGATCATTTCTGCAGACTTCGATCCTGATGGGAGTCACATCTGTGGTTTGGTTGTTAATATGTTTCAACAATTCTGGCCAAACCTCATTAAGGAAGGATTCTTATATCGTCTTAGAACACCATTGATTGTAGCCACAATGGGTAAGCAGACTAAAGAATTCTTCAGTCGTAATGAATATGATCAATGGAATCAGGCAGCACCTAAACACTCAATGAAGTACTATAAAGGTCTTGGGTCGTTCGACACAAAAACATTTAAAAAGTATATGAATGATCCAACATATCACTGTAAATTGGTATATAATGACGAATCCGATTTTGGTTGTATTGATTTAGCATTCGATAGATCTAAGGCAAATGATCGTAAAGAATGGCTACTTGAGGATTAACAGATGGACATGGCACTGAAAGATTTCTTCAACGACGAATTTAAGATTTTCTCTAATCTTGACAACGTCCGGTCAATTCCTAGTCTCATTGATGGTTTCAAGGATTCACAACGCAAAGCTGTCTATGGTATGATTCAACATGGTCAGAGTGAGATTAAATGTGCGCAAGCCGCGGGCCAGTTTAGCTTAGTTACGCACTACCAGCACGGTGAAAATAGTATGGCTGAGACTATTGTAGGCCTAGCTCAGTCGTTTCCTGGATCCAATAACGTGAATCTGTTTGAACCAATAGGACAATTCGGATCNATACTTAGNTCACANTCAGCTTCTTATAGATATATCTACACTAAACCATCACCAAACCTTAGAAAGTATATCAAAGTTGANGATGACTGTATNCTTGANTATCGTTATGAGGATNAAGATNNAGCTGANCCNAANTGTTTCTATCCNATTGCTCCATTCTGGATTCTCAATGGATCNGTGGGTATTGGTACTGGACACTCTGTCAAGATACTGCCACGTAACCCAGAGAACGTACTGAAAGCAATCACGATGATTATGAAAGGTAAATCACGTGAACAGATTGGACCTCTGTTAATACCTTCTTTTTCAGGTTGGTCTGGTACTATCGAGACATCTGAAGCAGAACAGCATACAATTACTGGCGTGATTCAAAAGGTCAACACTACAACACTGAGGGTGACTGAACTTCCACCGTCATATGGTATAGATAAGTTTAAAGCGATACTTGTCGATCTGATGGATAAAGACAAGGTCAAGGACTTTGATAATAACTCAACTGAAGAAGGTTTTGATATAGTTATCAATGTTCCACGTGAAGTAGGTAAGATGGAGTTGCCGCAACTGATACAACTGTTTAAGTTATCAACAAAGGTTACTGAGAATATCACTCTGTGGAATAATGGTAATCTTAAACGATATGATCATGTGTATGATGCACTTGTTGAATTCGTTGACCAGCGTCTGGTGGCTTATACAAACAGAAAACAGAAACACATTAAGATATTATCTGACCGGATTGATCTACTAGAACATAAAGCTCTGTTCATTGCAGCGTGGCATGATATTGGTGATACTCGTAAACTAAGTACTGAGGAGATCAAGGAACTGATGATCACCACGTACGAAGTCAAAGGACAATATGTAGATTCATTTTTGATGATGCGATTAACATCATTGACACTGACTCTAATCAAAGAATTGGAATCGGAGATAGTTAAGCTTCGATCTGATAAACAAACGTTGGAAGAAACCTCAACAAATGATCTATATCTAACTGACCTTAAAGGAGTCAAGTAACAACCATGAGCAATATCATTATCCCTAGTTCACCAAAGGACCAAGAAGACATCTTCGCGGTTATCAAAGAAATCAGTAACTCAATGATGCGACAGGAAGCTGAGCGTGACTACCAGAAAGAAGCTTTTAAGGAACTGGCAGAGAAGTATGAAATTGATGCCAAGCTTTTGAAGCGGATTGCAAGGGATTACCACAAGGATGCATTCAAGAAGGTTGTAGGTGAGACTGAAGACTACACTCTTCTGTATGAAACAATTATCAAGGATTAATCTAACTGGTTGATTTGTAACAATTAAATAAATGTTTACTTTCTTGCAAATGGTCGTTATAATGGCATTTGTTAGGTNAGTAAACATTTATTTTAAAGGTACTATATTATGATCCCACGCAGTGAAGATAACTTTGTAATGACCAATAGTCAGAAGGAATCTGACTTCACCATTATGGCAAATGCTAAGACGTTTGCCCTCCTTTCAGATAAAATCTACACATATAAGATTGCTGCTGTTGTTCGTGAGATCTTCTGTAACGCATTTGATTCCATGATTGACGCTGGCCGATCCGACGTCCCTGTTTCTGTTACACTGCCAAATCCTGATCATCTGTACTTCGAAGTTGAAGATACAGGTCTTGGCATGGATGACGAATGTGTACGATCAGTTTACACAGTCTTTGGTATGTCTACCAAGGTTGAATCAAATGATGTGATTGGAGCAATGGGTATTGGTTCTAAATCGCCATTTGCGTACACTAAGACGTTTACCATCACTGCTCGTAAAGATGGCATTGAATTGATCTATAATGCATATCTTGGTAACGATGGTAGCCCAAAGATCAATCTGGTTTCAAAAGCAAAGACAGAAGAACGAAACGGTGTCAAGCTGACAATTCCTGTCAAGGAGCGTGACATTCACCAGTTCCGTGTCGAGTGCCAGTTCATTATGTCATTCTTCAACCCACGACCTATCATCATCAGCAATGAGACATTCTCGTTTATGTATGGTGAAGAGGTCATGAATCTTTCTGAAGAGCAATTGACATTCGCTCAGAAGAAATACAATTATTTGGCATCTGAATTGTACCAATCTGATCTGTATGCCGTGATGGGTGGTGTTTGTTACAAAATCACATCAAATGATCTGGATGATGAAGCAGCAAAGACATTAAGACTTTTGTCAGAAGGTAAACACATTTTCCTGAAATTTCCTATGGGTTCACTTGACTTTGCATCGTCACGCGAACAACTGTCAATGGATGAAACAACGAAACAAAATCTTGTTGCTGGATTTGACAGAGCAATCAAAGGAACAATGAAGGATCTTCAAGACAAACTGGATGTTGCTCAGTCAACCATCGAAGCTCTTGACATCTTTGATAATCACTTCACCATTACAAAGATTTCTGATGGTTTTGACTATTTGTTGACTAAGTTCA